TTATCGGCTGACATGGGCGGATTTCTACTTGTAATAATTGCCCCTATTTTTGGTGAGTTTGTTTAATTTTGCGAGTGTGTGGAAGTGTGAAAAAGGTGGTAACAAAAAAGGGCTTTCGCCCTTTTGTTTTTATGCCCGATCTGTCATTCGACTTCGCATTCTTGCTTGTTGTTGTCGGTTGATTCGTTCAAGCTCGGCGGCGACAAGTTGGGCGATTTGTCGTTCATTTTGCCCTGCTTGTGCATTAATGGTGATATTGACCGCCATTGGTTGCATAGTTTGACTGATGCTTGGACGTGCTGAAATCGGCGGTCTGTTATCCACCTGAATTGGTGCGGCAGTGGCAAGTCCGATACCTAAACCGCCCGCAATTAAAGCTTGCTTGCCGTAATTTAAGGCGTTCAGCGTGGCGATGCCTAGACGGTTTGTAGCTTCTTTTGTCATGACATATTCACCACCGTGAACAATGCCCATCGGTTGGTATTTGCCGCCATTTCCGGTGTAACCGCCTGAAGAGAATTTGCCCATTGTTCCAATTGCAGTATAGGCGACATTGTCTGCCACGCCGTTGATATTGCCTCGTCCTGCATTTGTTTTAATTTGGTTTATGGTGTTTTCTGCTTCTGTGGAAAAGCCTAGTTTTTCTTTTATCCAATTTACGGTATTCATTATGCCTGTTTTGATTGTGTCAAACGTATTAAAAATACCATCGCCAAGGGCTGACATGATTTTATAACCGAACGCAGAAAAACTATTTGGCAAATCTACGCCGAACCAACCCAACACTTGTGCAAATACTTTATAAAACAACCCAAGCGGATCCCAACTTGAAATCGTGGCTGAAATTTTATCAATCCCTGATGCAAAAAATCCTTTAATGTTTTCCCACCCAGTGTTGAATAATTCGCACAACCAATTCCAACCTGTGGCAAATGCTTCTTTTACAACATCCCAGTTTTTAACAAGTAATACGATTGCAGCAATGACGGCGGCGATGCCCACAACAATCCATGTGAGCGGATTTGTCAATAATGCGGCACTGAAAGCGAGTATGTTTGGAATAATACCGATAATCGTCTTACCCAGTGATCCTAAAAATAAAGCGGTTCTACCAATAGGGAAGAGTAGGAAGCTAAATGCAGAAGCAAGCGCACCCGTTATACCCACAACGGCAGTTAAAAACACGGCGATTTTCATTAATGTCCCTGTTAGCTCTGGATTGGCTTTAACCCAGTTCTTCACTTTTTCTGTAATTTCCCCTAACTCTGCGGATAATTGTTTTAATTGTGGGGCAATGGTTGCGCCTATTTCTGCGAGTAAGTTTGTGAAAGTCCCTGTTGTGGCTTCCCAAATATTGGTTAGCGTGCCTAATTGTTCATCTACTCGCTTACGTAAATCGGCTTGTTTTTCCATTTTGGCGGCAAATTCCTCATACCCCGCTTTGCCTTTTTCAATAAGCGTAGATACCACCTGATTGACTTCTGCATCATTACCAAATACGCCTTCAATCACTTTTATGCGTTCTGCAGTATCTAATTTTTTAAGCTTAGTTAATTCACTAAATAACTTATCAAAGCCACCGAATTCACCTTTGCCATTGGTAAAATCAAGATTGATATTTGATCTTAGAAGCCCTTTTTTTCTAAGCTTATTCAATGTGGCCTGAATGTCGCCATATTTCATCCCTTTTTGTAACACTTTACGCATGGCGTTACCTGATGCAGAACCGTCCATTCCTGCTTGGTCGAACATTGCAACAAATGGTGCGAGTGCTTTTGCCCCGTCCAAGCCTTTCATTTTAATAGTATCCATGGCTGAACCAAGATTTTTGAAAGCGCCTAGCATATTGGTTGGATCAACGCCCGCATAAAAGCCTTTCTGAATGACATCCATCAAGCCCATCATGTCTTTTTCAGTGGTGCGGGTGGCGTCTTGCATTTTGGCTGCAAATTCTGCGGCTTGTTTTGGTTGCATTTCAAGTTGTACCGATAGATACGCTGCCGCTTCACCTGTGCCGCCTAAAATCGTTTCCGCACTCATGCCTTGTCTAACGAGCATTGTCATTAAATCTTGGAAATCGGCTGTTGTACCCGGCAATTTATCCCCAAGATTTGTGGCAAGTTTGTTGATTTTTTCAAAATTAGACGAGACTTTCCCATCTTTATCCATCATTGCCACTCTGAGATTGGTTGCGGCAACTTCGGCTTGTGCAAATGCGGTCACAGGTTTGATGACCTGTTCTTTCATCATGGCGTGTGTTGCCAATGCTCTTCCACCGATGTTGGCATATTGTTCTGCTTTGGTGCGCAATCCATCTACACGCTGTGTATAGCTATTTTTCTGCCGTGCTTTCTCATTCAGTCTTGATAGTTTATTTCTTTGTTGGTCGATCTCTTTATTTGCGCCTTTCATTTGATTTTGCAAATCTCTTTGGCGTTGCCCTAGTGTGGCGGCGCTTATCCCATTGCGACTAAATTCTGCACGGGTGTTTTTTAATTTTGAGATCATTTTTGCCTGTTCAGTTTGTAACTTAGCGACACTCTTTTTGGCTTCATTAAGTTTATTACTAAATCCCGCTGTGGGTTTAGGCATCGTTTTTAAAGCAGATTCCATTCTGCGTACTTCCGCATAAGCTTTAGATAAAGCTTGCGTGTTTTCGTTAAGTTTTGCTTTTAATGGATTTAATGTCTCTCTATATTTTTTTATTTGAAGTTCATTTTGATTATATTCTTTAGATAGAGATCTTAATTTTGTTTTATTTTCATTTAGAACGTTTGAAAGTTGTTTCGTTGCTTTTTGTGCAGATTTGAATGGGCCAGTTAATTTATCCATTGCGGATAATAACACTTGAATTTTTAAATCTTTGCTCATATTATTTACCTATAAAGTAATACAAATAAGGGGTGAATGATGGAACGTGCAATAGATTGGGTTTTATTCATTGGTATTTTTATTGTTTTCCCAACGTTGGCTTATCAAATTCATGCAGAATTGCCAGATATTAGTTGGTACACTATTGCTTTATTCTCGTTTATTGGGTCAGGATTGATTTGTGCAATTTTCGTCACTCCGCTTGTCGCGATTATTGGCGGCATCTTTGGTATGTTTACCAGCCATTAGAGGCTACCTTCTGCAATCGCTTTAATCACAAATCTTTCAATCATTTCAATATCTTCTTCGCTAAAGCCCAGTAATTCCCGCTGGGCATATTTCACTTTGAAATCCTTATATTTAGATGGACTGCTATATAATCCATATTGGTGAATATTTGCAATTGCTGCATCCCCGCCATAAAAACCAAGTGAAATGCCTTCTTGTTCATATCGAAGTTTTAAATGGGATGGTGAGACTATTTTCTTGAACATCAGCTGATTTTTTATTCTGCCTTTCTTTTTGCTGAATTGTTTTCTTTTTTTGCGCGGTTCAAATGGTGATCCATCTGGGTTTTGTTGTGCTTTAATTCTTCTACGCTGATTTCTCGCTAATTCCCGCCCGATTTGTTGATAGAGTAAACGTCTCCGTGGTTTACTGATATTTTTTAATAAATCTGTAAATGCGAGTTTTACTTGCTCAATCCCATCGCTCATTTTTATTTTTCACTTTTAAAAATTAAATTTTCATCCGTAATTTCGCCTAAGTAGATACTTAGTTTCCCTAATGTTTCCCATTCCGGTGCGGTTGGTTCTGTGGCGTAAGTCATCTGCACGTTTTCACCCACTTGTTTTGCTACAACTCGTTCGGTAAGTTGGATTTCAAAAGACACGTCCGCCGTGTTGTTATTGTTGTAATCCATTTGGAATTTAAAGGCGTTTTCACGGCGTTGCGGATTTTCGAATAGTTCAGGTTGGTTTTTCCGTAAATACGCATTAATCGGCACGATTAGGCTTGCAATATCAAAGGCAAAATCGGTGATAATGATGTTTAGCGTGTAACGATATTCAAAACTTAGTGAAGTGCTGCCTGTTGCAACAACTTGACCGCCGTCAACATAAAGCTGTAAGCGGTCAGGATTTTTCACAAAGTCTTGGTGACTTTGCTCAAGGATTTTGCGCAGTTGGTTTGGCTTTTTCATTTTCTGAAATTCCGTTGTTGCATTTCGTATTTTTGCTGACAATCCACGCAACGGGTTACGCCTTGAATTAATTGTCGGCGTTTTTCAGGAATGGGAATGTCGCAATCTTCGCAATAAAACGCACTGATTGCTTTAAAAGTGCGGTGTTTTTGTAACGCAATGTCTCGTGTCATTTGTTCGAGTTCTTGCGCACGGTCGAATTGATCTGTCATTGTTTTTCCTGTTTATTAAATCCATCAATGCATTTCTTTAATGCTTGATTCTCAACAATGCATACACTTAGCTTTTGTTGGCTTTGTAGATAAGCGTTAGCCAAATCACCGTTGGTTTTAATTGTGGCGGCAAATGGCGTACATTCTGCAACTTGCGGGCATAGAATTGGCTGTTTAATGATTTTCGGTGTTGTTGAACACGCCGCTAACATCATCAGGGATAAAAGTGTCAGCCCAATCTTGGTGTTTTTTAAGTGCATTTTTTAAATCC